GCTGGAGAACAGCGAGATCCTCGGCGGCGACTTCCCAGAGGTCTGCCACCCGATCCGCTCGCTCGAAGGCATCCACCAGCGGGCTTCAGGGCAGCTCTACAAAGGCGAGCAGACCCACATTGGGTGGACCGCCCGAGAGATCGTGCTGCCCACGATCCCGGGCTCCGCAGCATCGGGGGCGATCATCCGTGTCGCGGGGATCACGGGCCGCATCCGTGGCATGAAGCACAAGCGTGTCGACGGTGTGAGCGTCCGCCCGTCGCTGGTGCTGATCGACGACCCGCAGACCGACGAGAGCGCCCGTTCGCCGTCCCAGTGCGCCAACCGCGAGCGCATTCTCGCCGGTGCAATCCTCGGCATGGCCGGACCCGGACGGAAGATCGCCGGCCTGATGACGCTGACGGTGGTCCGCCCTGATGATCTGGCGGACCGCATTCTCGATCGCGACAAGCACCCGCAGTGGCAGGGCGAGCGGACGAAGATGGTCTATGCGTTTCCCAAGAGTGACAAACTCTGGGCCGAGTACGCTCGCGTTCGGGCCGAGGGGCTCCGCGCCGATCGCGGGATCATCGATGCCACGGCGTTCTACGGCAAGCACCGGACGGCGATGGACGAGGGGGCGGTTATCGCCTGGCCGGAGCGGTTCAACCACGACGAGTTGTCGGCCGTGCAGCACGCCATGAATCTCCGGCTGCAGAACGAGGCCGCGTTCTTCGCCGAGTACCAGAACGAGCCGCTGCCGGAGGTTGAGGTCGCCGACGACCTTCTGAGCGCCGACCAAATCGCGGCGAAGGTGAACGGGCACGCCCGCGGGCTTGTCCCGCTCGGGTGCTCGCACCTGACGATGTTCGTGGATGTGCAGGGCAAGGCACTGTTCTACCTCGTGGCCGCCTGGGAAGACGACTTCACTGGGCACATCATCGACTATGGCACGGAGCCGGATCAGAAGCAGGCGTACTTCACGCTCCGGGACATCAAGCGGACCCTCGGGACGGCGTCGGCCCGCGCCGGCGTCGAGGGGGCGATCTACGCCGGGCTCGAGCGACTCATCGACGCGACCGTGGCCCGTGAGTGGCGGCGCGACGACGGGGCGATGGTGCGGATCGACCGCTGCCTCATCGATGCCAACTGGGGATCGTCGACGGACGTCGTCTACCAGTTCTGCCGCCAGAGCCCGCATGCCAGCGTGCTGACCCCCAGCCACGGTCGGTACGTGGGCGCGAGCAGCCTGCCCTTCAGCGATTACAAGCGCAAGCGCGGCGAGCGGGTTGGGTTGAACTGGCGCGTCCCCGTGGTGACCGGCAAGCGAGCGGTGCGGCATGTGCTCTTCGACACGAACTTCTGGAAATCGTTCGTGCATGCGCGGCTTGCCGTGCCGATGGGCGACCCGGGCGGGCTCTCCCTCTTCGGTCACAAGCCCGAGCACCACCGACTGCTTTCGGAGCACCTGACCAGCGAGTACCGCGTGCGAACGGAGGGGCGGGGCCGCACGGTTGACGAGTGGAAGCTCCGGGTCGAAGGGCTCGACAACCACTGGCTGGACGGCCTCGTGGGCTGCGCGGTTGCGGCGTCGATGGAAGGGGCGGTGCTGTTCGGCACAGACCAGAAGGTGGTCGCGCGGCCACGGCTGAAGCTCTCGGCTTTGAAGGAGCGGACGCGATGAAAGTAAAGCCGCCGCCAAAGCAGGATGCCAAGCCCAAGGGCATCGTCTGCCCGACCTGCGGCTGTTGCCACTTCGAGGTGGTCTACACCCGCGCGACCCCGACCGGCACGATCCGCCGTCGGCGGCAGTGCCGTCACTGCGGGCGACGTGTCACGACCAGCGAGCGCCTCGGGGCATGATCGCTCACTCGGTTCTACCGGTGGAACAGATCGTCGAAATGTTGATGCGCAGCGGGCAGATGGCCGCGCCGCCGCATAGGGGACACCTAGAGGTCGCGCTGTGCGGCCGGTGAGGTGAACCCGTGCCCGACCCCGCCCCAAATCTCGAGCAGGCTATCCGCGACAACGCGTTGCAGCCCGCGAAGGCGTCGGTCGACGGCCAGTCCGTCGAGCAGCAGCCATTGAAGGACCAACTCGAGGCCGTCCGCTTCTTCGCGTCCAAGGACGCCGCGAGGAAGCCCGGCCTCGGCATCAAGTTCGCCAAGATCGTCCCCCCCGGCTCCGTCTGACCTACTCATGCTGAAAGCCATCACCAACATCATGAGCCGGGTCGGTCGCGGAACGTCTGCCGACTCTGCCTCCCCGGCGGCGTCGCGTGCACCGCACGGAAGCGGTCCACGCGGCGGCCGTCGATTGGTCGTCGCCAAGTTCGACTCGGCGCAGACGACCGCCGACAACCGCAAGCACTGGGCGAACGCCGACGGCCTCTCGCCCAATGCCGCCATCAACCCCGAGGTGCGACGTGTCCTGCGCAACCGGGCCCGCTATGAGGTTGCCAACAACTCCTACGCCAAGGGAATCGTCCTCACGCTCGCGAACGACACCATCGGCACCGGTCCCCGTCTGCAGATGCTGACCGGCGACGCTGAGGCCAACGCCCGCATCGAGGACGCGTTCGAGCAATGGTCGCGGGCCGTTGACCTGCCCGGCAAGCTCCGCACCATGCGGATGGCGCGCGCCGAGACGGGCGAGGCGTTCGCGCTGCTCGTGAACAACCCGGGCGTGGCGTCGCAGGTCTCGCTCGATGTGAAGCTCATCGAGGCCGACCAGGTCTGCTCGCCGCTCATGCGCCGAGGCCGGAGCGACGAGATCGACGGCATCCTCATCGACCAGTGGGGCAACCCCTCGGCATACCGCGTCCTCAAGCGGCACCCCGGTGACAGCACAGCGCTCCGCGCTCCCATCGACGACCTGCTCGCGTACGACACGCTCCCCGCCGCCTCCGTCGTGCACTACTACCGCGCCGACCGCCCGGGCCAGCTCCGCGGCATCCCCGACATCACGCCGGCGCTCCCGCTCTTTGCTCAGCTTCGCCGGTACACGCTGGCAACCATCGCGGCTGCCGAGACCGCCGCCAACTTCGCCGCCGTCATCTATACCGACGCCCCGGCCAACGGCGAGGCCGATCCCTTGGAGCCAATGGACGAAGTCGAACTCGAGCAGCGTCTCGCCACCGTGCTTCCGGGCGGCTGGAAGCTCGGGCAGGTCCACGCCGAGCAGCCGACCACGACGTTTGGCGAGTTCAAGCGTGAGATCCTCAACGAGATCGCCCGCTGCCTGAATATGCCGTTCAACGTCGCGGCGGGGAACTCCTCGGGGTACAACTACGCGAGCGGTCGCCTGGACCACCAGGTGTACTTCAAGAGCATCCGTGTAGAGCAGCACCAGCTGCAGCTCGCCGTGCTCGACCGCATCCTGAAGGCGTGGCTCAATGAGGCGGTGCTGGTCGAGGGGCTGCTCCCGCAGTCGCTCCGCACGATCGCCCGCACGCTCCCGGAGCACGCGTGGTTCTGGGATGGCGTTGAGCACGTCGATCCCGCCAAAGAGTCCAACGCCCAGGCGACTCGTCTGGCAAATCACACGACCACGCTCGCGGTCGAGTTCGCCCGTCAGGGGCGCGACTGGGAGCAGGAGCTCCGCCAGCGGGCCAAGGAGCTCGCGCTCATGAACGAGTTGGGCCTCGCGCCCGCCGCCGCGTCACCGGCGGGGAGCACGCCCGCGACACCCGCAGCCGCAGCCAACGACGCCGATCCCGTTGACGAGGAGACCGCCAGTGCCAGTGCCGACTGACTCCATCAAGATCCTGCCCGCGCTCATGCTCACCGCGACGGCCGACATCACCTTCGCCGCTGCGGCGGACGGACAGAGTGCGCCGCTGCCCCGGTTCAAGATGATCGCGTATAGCGGCGGCGCGATGCGCGTCGGAGGCTGGCGGCACCCCGTGGTGATCGACCTCGCTGGCCTGGGTGTCCCGTCGCAGGCCCGCCCGATCCGCTTCGGGCACGACCCGCTCTCGGGTGTTGGCCACACCGATGCGATCCGCGTCGAGGCCGGGCAACTCATTGCGACCGGCGTGATCTCCCGCGACACGCCCGCCGCGAAGGAGGTCGTGGCCTCCAGCCGGAACGGATTCCCCTGGCAGGCCTCCGTCGGCGCGAGCGTCGAGGAGTTCGAGTTCATCAAGGACAACCAGAAGGCGACGGTCAACGGCCAGGAGATCACCGGCCCGGTCAACGTCGTCCGCAAGGCCACGCTCGGCGAGATCAGTTTCGTGGATCTCGGCGCAGACGGCCGCACCAGCGCGAGCATCGCCGCGCGTCAGCACAAGGAGCCCAGCGTCATGG